TGTAATCTATTATTCTAATGATTTTGATTTAGAAAAACGGATTCAGTCTGAAGATCGTAATCATAGATCGGGTCAGAAGAATCAAGTCGTCTATGTTGACTTGATAGCTAAAGGCACGATTGACGAGTATATCGTGAAAGTTTTACAGAATAAAATCGTTTTAGCAGGTAAAGCCTTGAATGAAGAAGCTAAAAAATGGTTACAAGTTTCTCCAAAAAAAGACGATTAATTGCTGAAAATTACTACAACATGATATATATAATAAGTGAAAACAACAAACCACAAGGAGTATCAAGTGCAAAAATATAGAACAGTGGCTATCCCAATTGAGATTTGGGAAGATCTTAAAAAGATAGCCGACACAGAAGGAAGGTCTTATGCAAGACAACTTACCTGGATGATCAAAAATTATTTTTCAAAAAACATTGACAATTAATTGCAAATGATTATCTTAAAAACATCCTTTGAAAGATTGGATATTTTTGAAAATATTCTCGGCAGTTTGTCACGGAGCTGCCGAGAGTAAAAAAAGCCGAAGGGTATAACTTTAACAAAGGAGGTTCAATTATGAACGAGTTATTTGAAACGATGGTTGCAGATGCGAGTGCGTTTGATGAAGTTAACGCAAAAAAGGGAGGCGAATTATCCTCTCTAATTCGTAACAGTCAACAACTTTCAAATCAAATCAAAGAAGCCGAGCAACATCTTAAAGATCTCAAGGCAATGAGACATAAGGTTGATACAGAATCTATTCCTGCATTAATGCAAGAAATGGGTATGGACTCTATTACAGTGGATGGTAATAAAGTTCAGTTAAAACCTTTTGTTCATGCAAGTATACCTCAAGATCGAAAAGGTGAAGCTTATGATTGGTTAAGATCAATAGGCGAAAGTGACATCATCAAGAACGATGTTGTCGTTAGTTTTAGCATGGGCGAAGACAATCTTGCTAAATCTGTTATTGCCGATCTCGAAGAGAAAGGTGTTAATCCAAGTTCAAAGACACACATACATCCAATGACTTTGAAATCTTGGTTATCGGATCGTATCAAAGATGGAAAAGATGTAGATCTTGAAATGTTTGGTGCATACGTTGGTACAACTGCTACATTTAGAAAGGTATAATTATGAAAACACAAGTAGTAGAGAAAAAAGAAGCAGGTCTACCTGCAAATTTGATAAGTGAAATGGCAACCGATTCTGGCTTGGGACTATCTAATGTGACGGCAGATGATATGCAGATTCCTTTTTTAAGGATTCTACAAGCACTGTCTCCACAGTTAGGTAAAACTAATTCGGATTATATAAAAGGTGCAGAACAAGGAGATATCTTTAATACTGTTACCCATCAAGTATGGAAAGCAGAAGAAGGTCTTGTTGTTGTGCCTTGCTATTTTGAGCAAAAATTACTTGAGTTTGTTCCAAGATCTCAAGGTGGTGGTTTTGTACAAGAGTTATCCAAGGATCATCCAGATGTTTTAAATGTCAAGAGAGACAAAGAAACTAATATGGATATATTGCCTAGTGGTAATGAACTTGTAAGAACGGGTCAACATTACGTTAAAATTCTCAATGAAGAACTTGGTATGTTAGAACCTGCCATCATAGACATGAAGAAGACTCAAATCAGAAGATCAAAGATTTGGGTTACACAGATGTCCATGCAAACTATAAAGTTAGCAGATGGTACATCAAAACCTGCTCCTATGTTTGCCAATAAATGGAAACTGAAAACAGTAGCCGATGGTAACGACAAAGGATCTTGGTATTCCTGGCAGATAGAAAAAGTCGGGATGGTAGATTCTCTTGACATGTATAATGAGTGTAAAGAGTTTCATAATAGTGTTGCAAGTGGAGAGATCAAAGGAACGGCAGTAGCCGATGAGATTGATCCATCTCCTACTACAAATACAGACGAAATACCATTCTAACTTTTAACGATTTCGGGTAGAGGTTCCTCCTATTATCATTTTTGCCTCTACCCGAAAACCATTTGTGAGGAATAAAAATGGACAATGGTCAAAGGTTTATGGATGCTTTTCAAGGTTTCTCTGAGGCTCATGGGGAGACAAAGATCTCTCAAGAAAGACGACAAGGGAAACAAGCCGCTAACTCCTATATTAAAAGAACACCCTTAACACTAGAACTTATCAACGGTCATCTTAACGGTGGACTTGGTGTTGGTTCTATACCTATCAATGAAGAAAACAACTGTAAGTTTGGTGCATTGGATATTGATACATATCCTATTGATCATCTTGCCCTAGATAAGAAATTAAGAAAACTTAAGATACCATGCATTGTTTGTAGAAGTAAAAGTGGTGGAGCACATATCTTTTTCTTTTTAACAGATTGGATGAATGCAGGTGAGTTTAGAGATAAAGCATCAGAGATTGCCTCTGTAATTGGTTTTGGTAACTGTGAAATATTTCCAAAACAAGAACAGATATTAGTAGAAAGAGGAGACGTAGGTAACTTTATAAACTTACCTTATCATGACAAAGATCAGACTATGAGGTATGCCTTCAAAGAAAACGGGGAGGTTGCTACCTTTGAAGAATTTTTAAACTTGGTTGATGAAAGAAAAGTAAAACCAAATGATTTTTTTAAACTACAAGTAGGATCAAAAAAGACAGAACCTTTTCCAGAAGGTCCACCTTGTTTAAATGTCATGGCACTAAATGGCATTGGAGAGGGAGCAAGGAACATGTCTTTGTTTAACTATGGTGCAATGTTTAAGAAGATGGATCCCGATAATTGGAAGGCGCTGCTAGAAAAATTTAATATTGATTATTGTACAAGTCCCGTATCGGCACAAGAAATTGTTCAGATACAAGGTCAGTTAGAGAAGAAAGAATATTTTTATACATGTGGGCAAGAGCCTATTAAATCACATTGTAATAAGTCTTTATGTAAAAGAAGGAAGTATGGCATTGGTGCAAATGTGGATGCCGTAGAAATAACAGGTATATCTATTGTTAAATCAGAACCAAGAGTGTTCTTTGCAGACTTGGATGGTAGACGATTAGAGCTAACAAGTTTTGATTTACAATCACAATCTAAGTTTCAGATAGCATGTCTGGAGCAACAAAACTTTATGCCACCAAAAGTAAAAGAAAGCGATTGGCAAGTGTTAATTAACGGACTATTAGCAGAGGCTAACGAAATAGAAGTGCCAGAAGAACTAACTTACAAAGGACATTTTAATCAACTGCTTGAGTCTTTTTGTTATGGACGAGTACAAGCACAGTCGGCAGAAGAATTATTGATTGGTAAACCATGGATTATTGATGGATTTGTGAATTTTAAAATAGATTCTTTTATAGAGTTTTTAAGACAAAAAGGTTTTACACATTATTCTAAGGGTCAGATTCAAGAAAGAATTAAAGAGATAAATAGTGGAGAAAAATGTAGTGAAGCGAAAGCATTTAAAACAACAGATGGTAAATGGAAATCAATTCGTGTTTGGTGGGTTCCCGAAGTAAGGGAGGATGTTGAAATACCTAAAGTAGAATTTGAAGAGGAGGTTCCGTTTTAATGAAAGAAACAGCAATATATGGCCCACCTGGAACAGGTAAAACAACAAAATTATTAAATATAATGGAGGAGGCTCTTGATAAAGGAGTTGAACCAGAGAGGATAGCTTTCTTATCTTTTACAAAAAAAGCTGCACAAGAGGCAGTTGATAGAGCTTGTTTAAAGTTTGGCTTTGATCAAAAAAGATTTCCACACTTTAGAACACTACATTCTCTTGCTTTTAAATGGACGGGTATGAATGCAGATGATGTTATGAAGCCTGCCGACATGCAGTTTATAGGCAAAAAGATGGGTGTTATTTTTCAAAAAGAAGCAAAAATAAATATAGAAGAAGGCGACATGTTCCAACCTGGAACAAGCGATGGAGACAGATATTTTCATATATATTCCTTATCACGATTAAAAAACACAGACTTGATGGTAGAGTTTGATCGTTTTGGGGATACTAGTTTGCACAGAAAGTATATGCCAGTTTTTCAACATGCGTATGAATCTTATAAAAAGAGCAATATGAAAATAGATTTTACAGACATGCTTCTTGCGTTTTTAGAGCAAGGAACAGGTCCAGATTTAGATTTGTTAATCATAGATGAAGCACAAGACTTAGTACCTATTCAATGGAGAATGGTTAAGGAATGTTTGTTACCTAATGCTAAAGAAGCTTACTATGCTGGGGATGACGATCAATGTATTTTCAATTGGGCAGGCGCAAACGTAAATGATTTTCTACAGTGTGCAGATAAATCTATAGTTTTAGATCAATCTTTTAGAGTTCCAAAATCAGTTCATGACGTAGCAAGTGAAATAATAAATAAAATTGTATTGAGAAAAACTAAAAGATGGAGACCTAGAAGAGAACAAGGTTTAGTTTCATATTATTTTAATGTAATGGATATTAATTTTAATGAAGGGGAATGGTACATCTTAGCAAGAACAAATAAAATACTTTCAAAAATATCTGAACAACTACAAAAAGAAGGATATTTGTTTTGGAGAGAAGGTTCTGGATGGTCTGTTTCCGAGGGTATTATTAACAGTATACAAGCTTGGTTAAAGATATCCAAAGGGCAAAGTTTAACAGTAAAAGAGTGGACAGAGTTTTCTAAGAAAACAAAAAAAGGTTTTATCTTGTATGGTGGTAAAAGAAAAATAGAGCAGTTAGATCCAGAAAAAAAGTACTCTTTGGATGATTTGATGAAAACAGAGTTAGGAAGTCTTCTTAAATTAACCAAAGAAATGAATTGGTATGATGTTTTGAATCTTACAGAGAATCAACGAATATATATTACTTCGGCAAGAAGAAGAGGAGAATTAATTCTAACAACGAAACCTAGAATAAGATTATCAACTATACATAAATCAAAAGGAGGAGAGGCAGATAATGTGGCTTTGGTTTTAGATATTCCTAAAGTCATAAGAGAATACGGGGACAAAGATAGTGAACACAGAGTATTTTATGTCGGAGCTACCCGTGCTAAACAAAGTCTACACATCGTACAAACTATAAATGGATATAAAATATGAACAGAGAAGAAATTTTAAAACAAGCAATAGAACTTATTAATGTAGACAGAGCAGAGGATTATGGGCCTGCATATGAAAACCATAAAAGAATAGCAGATTTATGGTCTGTTGTATTTGGCAAAAAAGTAACAGTGTTTCAAGTTGTACTATGTTTGTTACTTTTGAAAATAGCCAGATTAATTTACTCTCCTAAAAAAACTGACAGCTGGATTGATATCGGTGGATACACAGGTCTTGGTGGAGAATTTGCAGAGAAAGAAAAAAATGACAAATAAAGAACATCAATATCACTTTATTGATCAAGATATAAAAGATCTTTCCTGGGGAAACATAGACTTTGATTGGTCTCCTCCAAGTGACTTTCCAGATTTAACAAAAGCATCTCGTATTGCAGTTGACTTAGAAACTAGGGATCCAAACCTAATAAAATTAGGACCTGGATGGTGTAGAAAAGATGGTTACATCATTAGTATTGCAGTGGCTGCAGGTGACTTTCAAGGATATTATCCTATAAGACACTCGCAAGGTAACATAGACTCAACCACTGTTTTTAGGTGGTTTAAGAAACAAATG